ACCATTGCCAAACAACACCTCTGTAATTTGGCCATAAGCTGCAAGAACTTTAGTCTTCGTCACTTTTACAAAGACACGGGATTTCTCTGTGTCTGTAAAGCGAGTATCATCTCCATACAACCCTCGGAAGCTGCGATAACAACGAAGGAAACGTTGCTCGTCCTGCATCTTCTTAGTCTTTGCACGTTCAAAACGCTCTCGGACAAAAGATACAGCTTCGTCATACTGTTTCGTACCATCTTCTACAGCATCTACTTCAGAGCCTTCGTAAACCAGTTCGTCATCCATGAGTTAGTATCCAAATACATCTGAAAAGGGGGTGTAGTGTTTAGCCGTGTCGGGATTTACATCCCAAGCAGAAGAACGTGGACGAGACATGACACCATATCGTACAGCGTCATAAATGTGATCCTCACTCTTAGTATCTACATCCTCTGGGTTATTTCTATCAAGAGGGATCATAGGCAACTGAGCAATTGTTTGTATGCAATTAGAAAAGACAATCATTCGTGGCTCTTTCGTGTATTCGTCCACTTGTAGCCGTCTGTGTATCTCATTTTTGCCTGCAATCCTAGCGCCCTTGCTTCTGTCGGATGGTCTCCACCTACCGCCACGAGTCATCATAGACTCGGCAATGGTTGGTCCAGTATTTCCTCGTTGATGCCAACAAGAACTGTCCAACACTCCGTAGGTTATGGAACCATCTTCAGCTTCTGCTTCAGCAATCAATGCTGCTAAGTCATGGGCCAAAACTTTAGACACATACAGTTCACGATAGATGACAAGTTGTTCCTCAGGGGTAACAGCAAACCACACCACTGCGGAAAAAGAACTATACCCAAAGTCACACGCCCTAAACCGTCGCCAGTTATAAGGTATTTCGTAAGGCTCTGCGACATGGATGTTTCTGTTCCACTCAGGAAAGGCATTACCTTCAACAACGTCCCAATCCCCTTCGAGAAGTCTACGACGTTCTGCCTCGGGGAGAGACAAAAGGTTAGCTTCATAGTCTCCACTTGAGTAGAGATAAGGGTTGTCTATAAGACGGGCAGGGATAAAACGACGTTTGAAAAGGGGTAAGCCTCCTTTAGTGTGTCCTTTGGGCCAAGTAAGTGTTTCACCTGTTTCGATGTCTGTAGCCCAAAAGGACTTACCCCATTTAGCGGGGTCGATAAACATCTTCTTGACCCAGCCGTGGCCGGGGCCTCCGGGGTTGGACGTGGCTCTCATGTAAAGAGAGAGGTCGGGAGCTGTCGTTCGTAGACGAGAGCGCATGTAGTTCCATGCGTAAGGAGACGGCCATTGTGTCAATTCGTCAAAAGCAATGTAATTAAATGCCTGACCTTGATAACGTGTTACGTCTTGGTCTCGTTCTAGGAACGACAGCCACAACGAACCCCCAGCGGGGGAACGCCATTCCATCTTACGTTCGCTCCACTTAATGCCGGGGATGGCCTTGGGGTATAGCTCCTGACTTTTTTGTACAAGTTCACGAAGCTCTTCAGTGGTGCGTCGAACAATCAAACCCCTAAATTGGGGGTGAGCTAGGTCACGGAGAGCATCGGCTAGAAGGGCATAGCTTTTTCCCAGAGTGAATTACAGGTAAAACCAGTCAGGAAACGTGGGGGTTTTAAGTCGGTAGACAACCAGTTGTCTTGACTCTCCCACAACACGAGCAGCCTCTCTAACCCCCTCATAACGAACCCCTAAAATACTTACGGGCTTTCGTTTTTGAGACTCGATCATTTTTTGCTTAGATTCCCCACTATTCATAGGGTTATTTAAGCTTGACCAGATGTTTGGGTGTTTAGCTGCTATTTTTCTATACTTCGTTTTCACGGTAATTCACTCTGGACCATATCTTCATCCTCATAAAGAGGAGTCTTGCGCTTCGGGATTTCTCCCTACTCCCTTACGGGATGGCCTCTGAACCTTCACCATTTTACAGGCGCTTGGCTGCTGATTGTCCAACCTTCTTCGTTTTCAAACCGTCACGTTTAGCTTTTCAGCTTCCGCAGTGGTGAAGAAGGGGTAAGGAGTTTCCAGCAATTCACAAGTTTTATTTTGACGTATTACTACGAAAGGAGGCGCAAAACCAAGACTTTGGTTCACCTCCAGCAGCTCCTCCATACAGAGCCTCCCGTTCGGAAGCTGCTAGAAATTCGGTTTGTGGTCCGGGGTTGGGCCGAAAGATAACCTCTCTCTCAGCCTCTTCAGAACCAAATTCAAAAGCAGGAATAACGAGAGGGGCTTCGGGGACAACCGCTTTAGGCTTTCGCCCCGAGCCTACTCTTTTCGAATGTTTCGACCCGTACTTTGGCGCTTTCAAGCCTAGAGGTCCAGCTTTTAAGAGTGCTAGCTTTTGTTCGTCTATTTCGTTCACTATCTAACCTCTTCTTCAGCCCTACATGGGAGATTTTACGTCCTGTAATGGCTTCTAGCCAGTTGGCTATGTCTCTATACGAAAACCGTTTGACATGCTTCTGAGCTTGCTTGAGGGCTTCCAGTTCTAAAGGGATGGGTAGGAGAGTGTTTGGGTCTTCGTCGTCAACTCGATAGCCGTAAGGTATTACACGAGAAAGACGAGGGATAGCAACCCACTCTCCATCTGCGAGTGCTATATTATCGGCTTCACTAATCATTACTTACACTTTTTCATTTTGCCTTTAGCAGACTTTTTGTCCACAGCTTTGTCGCCCTTCTTGAACTTCATCAGGAAAGCAGGAAGCTTTTTCTTTGTATCTTTAGCCATTATTTCTTACCACCACGTTTAGGTTGAATTGACCTGTTGAGTTTCTTAGAGATGACGCGAGTTTTCACACCGGAGAGGGAGCCTTTACGAGGGGCATTCATATGGTCTACTTCTTTACCATCCCCCTTCCGCACTGTACCCTTTTTCATAGCTTCCGCACGAGACCTGTTTCGTGCAGCACGGCGTTTCTTTTGTTCTGCAGTGCCTGCAAAGTCGTCGTACTCTTTTCTATAATTACGTTTTACCACACTACGCCCTCTTTTTTACAGATTTATTAACCTTACCTTTGACAGCAGAGTTATTCTTTTTATTGTACTTGTAATCAGAGGGTTTACCACCAGAGGTTTTAGCAGCTCGGTCTTTAGCACGTTCGGCTGGGGTCATTTTCCCACGCTTCTTACCTTTAGCCGTTGCCTCTGTAGACCCCTTTTTAAGATTTCCAGATTTCTGTAATTGGGAAGTCGCAATGGCATGAGCTTTCCCGGCGTCCATTCCATTTGCCTTAAGCTGGGAAACAAGGCGGCTAAGGATTTTAGCCATCAGTCATCTCCTCGCTTGGCAGGCAGAACGAAGATTCCATTAGAGGTGATGTCTACCTTCTCTATCTTAGACACTCCAATACGATCTAGGATGTCTTTAGAGGCTGCGAGGACCTCTTTAATACCAAGCTCTGTCGGGTTATCCAAAACTCCTACAAGTTTAATAGCAGCTTTAGGACCAGAGCGAGCAAGGAAGGCTTTAGTGGCTTCGATAATCTCGTCTTGTAGGGTTTTGATTACTTGGCTTGTTGGGTAGGTGGGGGAGTAATTGGCCAATCTTTTGGCGACAACGACATCCCCCCCTGCTTCATTAAACAAGACCTCAAGGAAAATTTGTTGTTGCTCTGTCAAGGTCTTTGCCATTGGAAATTCCTACTTTTTACGAGATTTACTTATTGCGAGGGCAGCTCTCTTACGGAGTTCTGCCACCGAAAGGGGTGTAGTAGTGATGTCTCCCGCTCTATAACCCGTCATTGCATCCTTTTTAGCAGGACGCGGGGCTGGACGTTTCGACACATTGACTGTTACATTCGTTCTTGGCTTGGGTCTTGGGGACGAGGTAGGGACTTTATCTTTTTTACGGTCTTTTTCAATCTTGGCTACAGCAACTCTCCCCGCAGCCGCTCCCCGTTTTCCCGGAGCTGGGGGACGGGGAGAGGTTTTAGGGGCGAGGGAGGTTTTAGCCTCCCCCTTGAGTTCCGTAGTGTAAGATTTACCATTCCAAGTGAACGTTTTCTTGCCAGACTTTCTCGCCGCAGCAAACGCTTTATTAAAGCTCATATCTTTTCCTAGTAATTG